CAGGCACACAGCATTGTCAATATCAGTATTGTTTTCATTTGTTGTCCTTTTTCTTTTGGTTATACTTTTTCATATATTCCTTGTAGTATTCCCTGTGAGTTTCACGATATTTTTTATTGCGTTCTGCAACCTTGTCTTTGTTTGTTTCACGCCACTTACGACCATTTTTCAAAACCCTTTCCTTAAATTCAGGGTCTGTTGCATATTTTTGCGCCAAATATTCCTTTCTTTTTTCTATTATCTCTGGTTTTGTGGTATATTTTCTGCCTGCGTTGCGTATTTTTGCTAACTGGGCAACCTTTTCCCATATTTCAGGTGTCCCTGCCATACCAATACTTTTTTTACATTGTATGTTAGAACATCTAAAAACATTTGTATTGTCATATAATAGTTTTAATTCTTTATTACAGTATGGACAATTCATCTTTGTTTCTCCAATTTCTTGGCTAGATTTATTATCTGGTATGGATTTGTGCGTTCATTAGTTCAATCCTTTCTTAATTGTTTCGTATAATTGCGCTGCGTTCTGTGTTTTTGTCCATCCTTGTTTTGCTATATAATAAACATATGCTTTTACGATACTATCATATTGCGGTATGCTGTTAATTTTATCACACCATTTACCTGCTTCGGTTTTGCTAGTAAAAATCCCTAATATAAATCTGTTTTCATCCATACAAATATAAACTTTTCTCATTGGTCTAACTCCTTGACTAAACTAACGATTTGACTTAAAACGATGTCTGCTGTTGTTTTTTTGTCCTTTAATCTTGGTGGGCGGGTAAGCGTTTCAACAAGCCCCGCCCAATCTTGGTGGGCGCAGAAGGAGAAATTTATGATTTTGGAAGGAAAGTTCTGCGCCCATAACCCTTAAAACCGGTATCCGATTCCGTTTTCGTTTGCTGTCCAACGGCTTTCTTTACCCAGTTCATAGATAAATATTCCAACAACAATCGCCGTTCCAACGATGGCAACGGTTCTGCCAACATTGTTATATGCGTGTTGTTTGCCGGTATGATATCCGATTTGATAACTGTTGTTATGCGGTTGCATGGGGATATGCCGAATGCTCGACATTGCATTTGCATTTGCACAACTTGTTGCAATAATGATTGCTGTTAAAAGTTTTCTCATTTTTAATCCTTTGGTTTGTTGTGGTTTTTATCTGCGCCCAGCGCATGCAAAGACACAAATCAATATAAGAAAAAGTAATATGTTTGTTACTAGCATTTTTTGCTCCTTTTGTTGTTCGTGTTAATTATAACATCATTTTTTTATATTTAAGACAACTCCGAATTTTTTTTAGTAAGGTATATCTGGTATATCGTCAGCATCGTCTGTCACTGGTGTTAGCGGGTCAATCCTAAAAACCCTTGCGTGACCGCCGTCTTCTGTATCATACTTAGTGTTTGATAATACTACAATTTTGTTTTCCGGCAATTCAGACAATGCTGCAACGGCTCGCCAGAATGCTCGGGCAGGCAAAGCGACCTTGCGATGTTCTTCGCACCAATCAACATATTTCCGGTGTGACCCCCACTTATCATTCGCAAACTTTTGTGCAACCAATTTTGTTCCGTATTTATCAACATCTTCTCGAACCGCTTTGATATAATCTAAAATCGCATAGTTTTCTTTTGTTTCCCAATTATAATTATTTAGATTACTTTCTTTTACATCAAGCTGGTCGGAATCTGTTAATTGATAAATTCCGTGATTTTTAATATAATATTCTTTGGCTTCGGCTAACATCTGCTCAAAAAAAGAATCCGGCAAATCTCTAATTCTGCATTCTTTTTCTTGTAAATGGCACTCAAATATAATTTGCCGACGTTCGTTGGTGGAAAACACCTGCTGGACAAAATTTGAAGTTCTTATAATTATAAACGACCGGTCGTGTTCTTCGGGTTGTTTCCCTTTTCTTGAAAACTTGTCGTCAGACACAGTCACTAAGTTTTTTAATTCGTCGTAGCTTATCTTGTCTGGGCCAGAACCACACCAAGTGCATTCGTCGTCGACAATAATTGCGTTATTCCCGTCGTATGCATCTACAAAAAAGTCAGACATACCACGATTGCGGGACATTTTTAGAAACCCAACATATTTTTTATCTATTAAACGTTTGCATAAGTAAGACTTCCCAATTCCTTTTTCTTCAGCAACAATATCAAAAAAGTATGGGCAATAATCATTCCGTGGGCTAAATTTTGCTATAATGCTTGTCATCAGCAGTAAAAAAAAGTTTGGGTTGGTGTCGCACTCAAAGTATTTCTTCATAAACGTTTTAATGCGTTCAACACCGTCCCATTTTGGTATTGAATCATAAAATTCTTTTCTTGAATTAAATGTGCTGTATAACCCTATGTTTTTCCATAATAATTTTAATTCCTGTGGTTTTATATCTCGATACTTATATCCTTTAACAACTTCGCCGGTGGTTTTGTCCGTCACAAAAGAATTGGTTTTTATAGACAACTTGTCCCAAAAGTGCGTTTCAAATATAGTTTCTGCATGGTCTTCAGAAATCAAAGGCTTGCGAGCAAACACGCTTTTATAAAGCCCGGTGACAGTATCTCGCATAAATAACACATTGTTTTTACACAAGTCTACCAACTGACCTGTAAGTTCAGCGATAGAACCTGCACCAATTTTTTTGCCGTCTAAAAGGGGTTGTAATAATTCAATTTGGTCCGTGATTGGAATTTCATTTTGTATATAGTCGTCTTCGCTAAAAGAATCTGGGTCAGGGGAGACAGAAGAACTAGCTTTGGAAAGGGTCTCCCCTGTTAAATAATCGTCGTCGGCAGTTGGTTGCTTTTTTGGTGGCGTAATATACGCAACTCGCCCACCGATAAACGATTTGTTCATTATATCAAGATTTTCGCTAAAATCAAGACCTTTTGGCAGATGCCATTTCTTCGCATTCTTAAAAATATCTAATAATTCTGTGTCATTACCGTCCAAAACAACATCGGTGACATCTTCTGGAAATACTATATCTGAAATCTCTTTACGGGCTATTACAATACGTGGTAAAAATAGTTTATTTTGTTCTAAGGCTTGCTGATTATCTGTGATAAAAAGTTCGTATGCCATTCCAATACCCTTTCCTTATATTGACTGGTTTTTATAATACTATGTTTTTTTATAAAATCAAGTTCGACACAGTGATTTTTTATGCTGGGTTTCGGGCACTCTACCCAGCCGAGAGCCAAACACCCGTGAGGTTATACGGGATGCCCAATCTCGTTTACCTGTCATTAGCAGGTATATGCGACCAATACCATAATAATATATCATAAGCCGACATCTCAACTCCTTTTTGTTTAATAAAACAATTTTTTTTAATTTCCCATGCCTAAAAACGCAATTGAAAGTATAATTCCTAGTATTGCCATTTTATCCCCCTTAGTTTTTTAATTCTTCAATGCTTTTAACTATATCGTCATACAGCGGATTTAATTTTTCCAGCACCTGCACAATATCTTTTTGCATCTGTTCGTCAGGATACGCCGTTTCAATGTAAAGTTTCATATCTGGATGGTATACTACAAAATCACAACACTTTGCGCCCGTCACAAATAGATTATATTGCATCTGCACTTTGTAGGCTGTCGGGATTTTATGCTGTGCGACCATTTTAACATAGTTTTTAATATCCGGGCACTTTATCTCTATGATTTTTTTAATTCCCACTTGCTCCGCAGATTCACCTTGCACAAACAACAGCTCGCCAAATCTCGTATCGTTGCCCGAGTTTGCATAAATAACACCATCAGGACTGCACCCAGCACGCAACACCTCGCAATCAACAAATCCCACTTCCTGCACGTCTTCAAATGTTTCTTCCCTGTATAATTCTCTGGCAATTGGCTCGAGCTCTGTTCCTTTTTCCATTGCTGCGCTGGTTATGGATTCTGATGCATCAGCCCCAAACGATGCCAAGGCTTTTTCATACAGTTTCGATTCGGCAGTGTCTGTCAATTCGCCCTTTTTCAGCATCGACATAAACAAGTGGAAGTCCGAGCCTGTAAACCGAGAACCACGCAACACCAACCAATCTGGGTTTGCACTCCCGTTTTCTAAGTGCTGGGGCAATTCTTCCTTTGTGTAAATTCGCATTTTGTCCCCCTTAGTCAAATATACCTAAAAACGCCAAACCCAAAATAAATCCTAAAATATGCATCATATCCCCCTTTAATCTTCACCGAAAAAACCCAAAAACCAACCACCAACCAAAACAAATATAATAATTCCTAAAATGTGCATTAGTTCGCCCCTTGTGTATCACATTTTCTTTTTAATTCAATGCCAATAGCCGTCAATTCTTCAATACTGTTGCTGTCTTTATACTTGGCAAATTTTGACACATCAACAGACGGGTCGATTTTATTTAATAACTCAGCGATACGGTCTTTCATTGCCTGTATTTTTTTGTCTTTATTTTCGCTAGCCATTTTCACTTCGTTTAATTCGCTAAAGTCTTTCAAGTATAACTTCAGACCTAATCCGAACAAAGTCATGCACTTTACAAGGCATCGCATCTGGGTTTTATTTATAACCATCACATCGGCGTCCTTTGCTGCCTGCTGTGTTAAAGTCATACAAGGCAACGACATCACCTTGTCGACGGTTTCCCCGTTCTCTGCGTCTAAAATTGTTATTGTTGTCTCAACAAACGCCCCCCGGCTTTGCATATCAACAAAACGATGTGAATATGTCCAGTCTAAATTCAGTTTGTGGCATCCTTTAGTGAAAAAATCAACAGCAGCACCCCAGCTTAGATAATCCAGCACCGTCCGCCCGGTGTTTTTCTTATCAACATACTGGTCAATATTTGCGCCCTGCAGTTCAACATATAATTTCTGTAGTTTTTCCAATGTAGTCATTTTTGACCCCCTTTTTAGTTTGTTCTTGTGTATTATAACACTATTTTTTTATATTTAAGACAGAAAGCAATTTTTTTTTAATCCCCGTCGCCCCTTTCTATTTTTAAGTCGTCCCATCCGCCGGGCATCCCGTCCGGGTCGTAATAAGGTCGGCAATTTAGACAGTGTTCGCCTGTTTCGGTGTTGATTTCATCCCACAGAAAATAATCACCACACTCTGTGCATTGCTTGAATTGTTCTTGTTTGCATATTAACATGGCATAAGCCATCCCCGACAAATTCGGCAACTTGCCCGCGCTATAACAGTCCCCAATATAGTCGGCGGCATATTCCGTCATCTTTTCAAGTTCGGCGTCGTCTGGATTGTGCCCAATTAGCCCGTAAATTTCGCCCCGCAGCGCGTCTTTATAATCGTCAAAGTATAACTTCCCCGCTTGTTTTTTTTCGTTCATTTGTGCCCCCTTTTATTTATTTTTTGACTTTGGTCGTCCGTAGTTTTTATTCGTTATTCGTTTTTCGTTTACTCGCTTTCGAATTTTTTCGTTTTCTTCTACTTTTCGAAAGTGTGCCCTATACATACAAAAAATTTGTATTACTCTGTCGCCTCTTTCGATTGCTTCAAAAAGCTCGTTGTATTCTTCATTCGTAAAAATATACACTTTAACCCCCTTTTTAGAATTGTTCTAGTGCTTTATCATAACCGACATTATAACCAGCCCAAAATCCCACATTGTAGGCTTGTCTGTGTAATTCTGACATACTCGCTAGCCCCAACAAAAAACCAGCCCCAAGCAACAGAAAAGCCCGCAAAATTCGCTTTGTTTTTTGTTTCATGCTCTCGCCCCCTTTTGTATTTGTCCGAACACACCAACCCGGGCGGCATAATACATCGCATCTAGAATCGTATCGAATCCGTAGCCCTTGGCAATCATTTTAGCATAAAAAGCATTCACTAAATCGACGTCTAGCCCCTTGCGCCCTGCGTTCGTCATTATCTGCCAACGGCGTTTATATTCCGCACGCGTGGCGACATCTCTCAAAATTGACATTGTCATTTGCTCCCCCTTTTTTTAGTATTTGCAATCCGTGATTTTAAAATCCGGCGTATTATTCCAGTCAGACAGCTTGCCCGTCTTTTTATTTTCTGCAATAAACAGCCCGCGCGCAACATCCGCCCCCTGATAAATTATTAAATTGCCTCTGGTTTTATATATTTGCATAGCAAACCCCTTTTTTATTTTGTTTGTTCATATTTTGCATTGTTTGCCGCGCAAAATTCGCGCGCTTGGGATTCGGTGCCCCACATAACACGCGCGGCCCCGTTTGGGAAAATAACCCTCCAATATTGATTTTGTTCCATAGTTTGCCCCTTTATTTTGATATTTTTTCGATAAATTCGCGCAACAGTTCCGCGCGCTTTTCTTTTGCTTCATCTGTGAAGCCTTCAATTTCGCGCGCGCGTTGGTTATATTCGTTTATAATATCATAATCCACCCGCTCGGCACCTAATCTGCCGCAATCGTAGCCAGTCGCCAGACAAATTCCATCGCCTAAATAGTAATAGTCACAGGCCCAGCCCTCAGCGCGAGCACTATAGGCGAACGGGTCAAGGTCGCGCAATAAATACCACGCCGCACAATAACCCACCGCGTAAATTTTATCAAAACGGTTGCGAATTGCTTTTTTTGTTGTTTCGTATTTCATTTTCTAACCTCTTTTTTTGTTTGTTGTTTTTGTTTTTTTGCCTTGGGACAATCCCAAGCCCGAACGGGCACGAAAGCCCGCAGGGGTTTAGAATCTTTTTTTTTGCTAAGCAAGGCAAGCCCACAGCACCAGCCCCGCAAACCAAACCAAGCCCAAAATGACCCCGGCGTTTAAAACCTCGGCAAAGGTCGCCCCATTGCTGAGCCATTTCCAGAAATCCCGAACCAAATCCCAAGCCAAAGCCACGCAAGCCCACAAAGCCCCAAAAATATTTTTTATCGTTTGCATTTCTAACCTCTTTTTTTGTTTGTTTGTTGTTTTTTTATTAGTTTTTTAATTTTTGCAAGTGCTCCAGAACTTCAGCCCGCGAAAATTTCCACAATCCGCCAATTCTGACGCCCTTAAATCCCAAAGTGCCGTTTGTGGCGTTTTTTCTTATTGTTGTCTCATTTACTCCACATAGACGCGCCACTTCCGGTGCATTTATTAAGTCGCCCATAGTTTCAAACTCCTTTTTGTTTGTTGTTAATCCTAAGTCCCGCCGTTTGTCAAGTTTTCTGAAACCCCCGATCCGGTTCTTTTGATATATTTTGATTATAATGTAAAAAATCGGCATTGTCAAGTAAAAAAATAAAAAAAGTTTTAATCGGGTAAATATGTCGGAAATTCTACCGATATTCTACCCATTCTACCGCAAAAATGGGTAAAATCATATTCGGTTTATTTTTTTTTTGTAGCCGTGCGCTAACTTTCTATTGGTATAATTGGTAGAATTGGTATAATTTCTTGCTTTTCCGGGGCTTTGCTGGTGTTTTTTTATCGGCAAAATTCCCGCTGTTATCGGTGGAATGGCGAAAAATGGCGGTTGTCTGGGCGGTTGCGGGATTTCGCCCGATTCGGTGCGGGTTTTTTT